AAGGGATACTAAAAAACATCTATGGCTAAACAACTTGAATCAGACTACCAGTTGACTTATGACCACCTTACGCCAGAACAACTCAAAAAGGCTTTGTCTGGCGATCTTGAGGGGTTCAGGTATTTCTTTGAGAATTGTATGCAACTCCAAGACAAAGAGACCCGCCAACTCATACATCCAAAGTTGAATAAAGGCCAAGAGTTAATCGCCGATACGATCTTGAAGCACGTTGGCAAAGAAACAAGAGCAAATACCCATAAGGAAATTGTTATCTGTGGCCCTCGCCAGTTCGGTAAATCTACTCTGATTACTGCAATCTCTAACTACATGGCTGCGTATGTGTCTGGGCTTGAGCGCTCTAACATTGTCCATACACTCCATACTGGTGGTGCTGTGGATAAGTATTACCGCCAGAAGATGTCTCCGATCGTGACTGGTGTTCACCCAGACATTTTTGCTACAATCGAAAGGAACTCTCTCGGTGCTTCGACACAGCTTTTGTATAAAGACGTCAAGGGCATCCCAAGGGGCAGTTACTACGAAATTCTCTCTGCTGGTTCAAACTCTGTTCGTTCTGGTACAGTCACAGTTTGGCTCTGTGACGAGCCTTCTGAATACCGCAATCCACAGGTAACAGAGGATGCAGTCTCTGGTGCTATCCCAGATCATGGCTTCTCGTTTACCGCTTACATCGGTACATTCTCGGATCGTATCTCCTCTTACTTCATCGATAAGATACAACTAGCGTTGGATAACCCAGAAGAGATGGAGCTTGTCTTCGTTCCTTGGTTCTTAGTTTATGGTGGCGAAGAGGACATTATCGACTTTACAGAAGACCAATACACGGATTACGACAGAGATGTTATTTTGCCAGAGTTGGCAAAACATGGGTATACACCAAGAGAGGCACTCGGCAAAGTGGCTTGGTACCATCGCCGTGCACTCCGTACAGCGCATATGCGCTACGAGTTCCCAACTTCTATCGAAGACATTATGTCTCTCACGTCTGATCGCTGTTTCTTCTCTGAAGAAGTAAGAAAGATGCAAGAACCTAATATTATAGCTGGAGAGCCAACTCGTATCATCCTTGACCAATTCACGAGGAAGCCAGAGATGCAGAAAGTTGAAGAATCTCCGTTTATCGTATACAAGAAACCACAAGATGGCCATAGGTACCGTTTGGTGGTTGATGCCATTACATCTATGTCTGGTAACTCTGATTTCTTCTCAATGATGGTATTTGATGAAAAGAACAATGAACAGTGCGCCGTATTCTATGAAAATGGTCTTGCTCTCGAAGACTACGCAGATTACGCAGTCCAGATTGCGAAGATTTATAACAGAGCAGTAATTGTGCCAGAACAGAATATGGCCGAGGGTTTCATTGCCCTGGTATGGGAAGGTCAGAGGTATTACAACTTTTACTTCCAAGACCAGAACGCAAGAGCAAAAAAGATGCCTGGTATTCGTACGACTGCTACATCTAGGGACGGCATGTTAAACACATTGACTCTTCTGCTTGAGTCTGGGCGTATAATCATCCACGACCAAGCAACTCTCGATGAAATGGCTACTTTTGAGAGGAAGATAAAGAGGAGGCAGGATGGTACAGAAACTGTCCGTATCGAGGCGCGTGCTGGCCATCATGACGACCGTGTCTCAAACTTGTGGATATTTGCTGGATCGCTTGATAGAAGAGCAATCGCCGGTGGTGGCGATAAGGTGGGGTGGACCATACTTTAATTATTTTATAAACTAATCAAATTGTGCCATAATAAAATTATGAATGAATACTCAGGAATAGATTGGAACTCCAAGTGGTCGTACCCTCTCCAATGGCTGTATGAATCTGAAATCGCTCGTAGAAAATACCAATGCGAGATATTCCGTGTGCAGCTTGCAATGCAGGGCGAACCGTTTGAGAACCTTTATGAAAAAGAATTGACGTCTGTGTTGAACAACATCGACGATCCAAAAACGAAGGAACAGATTTCTAAAAAATGTTTGCCTATCCCGACAGTGAAATCCTTTGCCCTCGAGAAGGCAGTAAAGAACCGTGCAAATCAGATGTCATCTGGTGTTGACCAGTATGAATACGTGGTCAATGATCCGTATATGATTATCAATGATGAGACTGAAGACCTTCTTGCAGCGAAGTGCGAACAAGACTACGTTGAGAACAAACTTAATGTCCTCGCATCAACTGTTTCAACCGACCTTACCAAGTATGGCCTTTTTGCTGCTATCGTTGAATACAACCCATGCACAGACAAGAACACAGTTAAGCGTATCCACCCGAAGAATGTATGGTTTGACACAAAGTACTCAACAACTGGGCAAGAACGCTTCCGTGGTTATAACATGATGATCTCTTGGGCTAAACTCAAGAAGATGCTTGCAGACGATTCTAACGAAGAGATTAACCTTGATATCAAGGCTCCAGATCGTTCTGTCATAAAAGACCTCGAAGACAACAAACACGAGGTAGATGTAACTGCAAAGTATGCGAACAAGAAAATCCGTTCTCTTAACGGCCTTGATATTTATGTCCAAGATATGAATAAACTTGCTGAGTCTGCTTCTCTTCAAGGTTGGACATCTACATTCCCTGAGTATGCACATGACCTTAACTCTTGTTACAACCTCGGTTGGTACCACACCTTCTCAACCGACCCTAAGGCTCGCACTAAATCTGGTTACAACGGTGATGATGTAGAGCTTACTGTTATTTACGATCTCGATCGTAAGATTGAGTTTAAGATTATCAACCGTAGATTTGTTATCTCTGCAAACTCAAAGGCTTTCTGCCGTAAGATCGATTTCAAGATTGAAGATCCAATCACTGGTGAAATTCGCCATCGCCTCGATGACTTCCACCTAGATTGTCCACTCAAATTCCAGAGAGAAGAACAAGACAACCAAGACTTGAAGCCATATCCAACTTCAACTCTCTTCAATCTTCTTCCTCTTCATGACCGTCTTTGCTCATGGCGTGCAAAACGTGAACACGTTGCTAAATTACTCGCAACCCTACGTATTGAGACGAACGGTGCAGACGCTTCCTCATTTAAGAACCTCTTAAACATCATGGGTATCGTCCTAGATGACATCCAAGGTGATGTTAACTCTATAAACTTCGCTTATGACTGGACTGCCATCGACTCAGAGATTGCTTATCTCGAGAACGAAATTAAGACAGTCCTTGCAGGTTATGACCAGTTCGATGCAATGCAGATGATGGGCGATCGTGCCTCTGCTGCAGAGTCTGGTATGGCAGTAGGTGCAGTTGCACAAGGTCTTGCAGTCCACCAGAATGCAATTATGCAAGTTTATGCAGATGTTGCTCGCCAATGTATTGCAAACCGTGTAGCTTACTCTTCAAACCACGAATTCGCAGTTTCTAACCGTGGCCAATACGGTTCTCTCACTATTCAAGAGATGGCACTTACTGCTACAGTGAACGTTAAATCAAAGCTGTCAAAGACATTGCACGAGAGAATACTCGCATCAAACGCAATGCAGTTGATGTCTACACTCATGAATACTGGACGTTTGAATGACAATGGTATTGCATATCTTGCAGAACAAGCAATGTTCGGCTCTGCTCCAAGAAAGATGATTTCAACATTCCTGCAACAGCCACAGCCAAATCCAGAAGCAGTGCAAGCAGCACAACTTAACGGCCAAAACATGGCTAACCAAATCGCTCAGAACCAGATGATGTATGAAGGAAACCCAGTAGGGTATGAGACGCAAAACGTCCAAGAGAACGCATCACCAGAAGAGATGGACGCAATCATTTCGCAATTAAATGGAGCAATCGAACCAGATGAACAATCTGTTCCAGGTCTTGGTGCTGAAGGAATTGACATGACTGCTCAAGAAGGCGCATACGTTGGAGATATGGAAGGAGTGTCTCCAGAGATGGCTTCTATGACTGCTAACCCTAACGCAATGTTTTAATTAACAATAAGGAGGTAACATGGATTACAATAAATTGATCCTCGCCAATGTTGAGGATAAAGATCTTTTGCACAATATAGCAACTGTTCTTAAAAAAGAATACCAAATTTTAGCAAAGGCACTTGCGCAAGGCGAAGTGGGGAGTGCCGCACTTGTTGTCGGTTCAATGGAAAGAGAGATAAATCTCTTATCCGATTTGGACAAAAAAGTGAATGGCGAGAGTAACACCGTTAATGTTGCGTAAAGTTCGCACAAGCACTATAATAAAAATACATTAACTTAATTAGAAAGGACTTCATGGAAAATACTCCAGAAGCTGCCGCACCAGCGACAGAAGCACCCATTACTAATACTAACCCAACACCAGAGACACCAGCACCTGCTGCACCAGCACCAGATATGCACGGTTTCACCGGTGAGCAACTAGCAGAGATGCAGAAGTTCATGGACGCTAATGGTGGATACGATAAGGCCTTCAAGACCTTCAAGGATCGTATTTCAAATCCAGCTCCAGAAGCTCCAAGAATGCCAGAACCACAACCACAACAGGTACAACAACAACCTGTTATGTCAATGGAAGAGCAGATGCAAAGACTCCAAACTCCAGCTGGTTATATTAGCCAACAAGAGTTGAATGCACAAAATTACTACAATAATCTTGCTGCTCAACCTGAATACGCACCTATTGCTGATCAAATCCGTTCAGGAGAAGTCTTCAATGAAATGCGCAAATTCGGTATTCGTCCAATGGACGAACAAGGCAATATCAACGACGTCCAGGCACGTGAGTTCCTCAGTCTCCTTGCTAAGACAGTTCCTGCCAAACCAGAAGCATCATTAGAGGCATCACAAGCACCTACTGTCGATTACATTCCAACAAATCAAGGCAAAATCGATACTGTGATGCAAGCAATGCAGATTATCTCACAATCTGAACAACTCAAGAGCCAAGGTTTTGCAGAACACCCAGATGTAGCTGCTGCTAAGGAATTCTTAAAGAACTCTTGGAATTCTCCAAAAAAGTAGTATAATAGGTGGATACCTCCACAAGGGGACGCACCTAAAAAACCTACTAAAAAGTACCCACTCTCCGGTGGGTATTTTTTTGTTTTGGATGGTTGTTCTGTTATAATGACTGCATGAGTGATGCAGTAATAGTAGGTTTAATAAGCGCCACAGCAATGATTCTCGCGCAGGTGATTATCTCATATTCAAAGACTAAGGAAACAAATGCTACCTTAGCAGCTCATGAACAAAAGCAACAAGACGCAA